GCGTATAACTCTTTCTAGAGGTGAGACATACCTAGCAACCTCGTATAGGCTCCATTTAGACAAGAATTTATTATCTTTATTAATTTTCATTTAATCTCAGTTTTTCCCTCGAGGTCTTGAATACGCCACAAAACCTTTCTTGAATTAATATTCATTGATTCTGAATGAGTTCTATAATATATAGACTCCTCAATATAATAGTCTAACTTTTTTGCGATTGTGAATCTCTTAAGTAGAATATTATCTGTGTCAACTTTAAACATTCCATCTATCTTCTTTTATATTTTTTCCATCGACAACATAATCAACCTTAGACGCAACGTTATCCGCGATATGCACGATCATATCCAGGTATGTAACCGGACTAGTCTCTGGCACTGGGGACCAAGGTCCCAGGTGACAGCGAACTAATCTAAGTATAGATTGTACAATATCTTCAGCTAGATAGAGGGTAGATGATTGAGATTCTGAAGCAAATTTCTTGTCTTCGTCTTGACACTTCTTGACAAATTGGCCAACAGTGTACGGATGCATTGGGTCATAAACAAATTTGCCATCATCTCCATATCTGTTTCCCTTTTTAATATCATGAAGCAGCACAGCAGCAAACACCATATCTTTTTCTTCATCGGTTAAACCATACGACTCTGCAAGTATTTGAGCAACGCGCATAACTCTCTTGGTGTGCAGCACATTGCCACCCTCTCCGTGCTCATCCTTGGGATGATACTTGCCAGAAAAACTGGACGGCATCAACCAGAAGTCTGTCGATCTTACTAAGATTGATCTGACAAATGAAATTATATTTTCATCATCTATCAACTCTATCTCCTCAAGGAGAGGTTCTAAGATTTTATCCTCCTCTTTGGTTTGTGAGAGTACAGGTTTTTCTGCAAGTATCTCTTCTAGAATATTCTTTTTAGCCATTGTCTTTCTCCTTTTTTGCCCATAGAACCCACTTAGAACAAGGCTTATCGTATGGGCATACCTTGCAGTATGCCGTGAGCCCTCTTCTGGATGGGAAAATCTTTTCATCATGTAATTCGTCACACCAATACTTTAAAGCTTCTATATCAGCTTTCTGTACAGGGACTTCATTAAACCCAGACTTTTGATTCATCAAATCAAAGTACCCGAATTTAGTATCGTTTATTCTATGACCAAACTTATTGAAGTAACCAACATGCATGAGCGCAAAGTCAATTACATAACTATTCTCGAACTTTAGCTTGTGATTGAAGACCCATTTTATAACATAGATCTTTCCGTTTTTCTTATATATAAGATCAAACATATCATTTACTGCAATGTTTGGAGTTACCGGTGCAGTGAACTCAAGACCTATGCCCATAGGAATTATATTTGGATCACTAAAGTTTTCTACTACATCTAACAAAACTGCTGCAGCTTTGCTAGTCAGGCTTGCCATATTGCCATACAAACTTTCATGTTGTTCGTGCATAATCTCGTAAGCTGTAGTGCCTGTTGGAAACCAAAGCTTTTCCCACTTATGCAGTAGCGAATTATAGGATGGTGTGCGTCCATTTTGTTTTTGATAAAAGAAATGATTGACAATTGCTTTAATTGTAGTTTCAAACTTAAGTGAGTTTAATTTTCTTTCTCCTATTGTTTCTGGCAATTTTTGAAGATGCCTAAAATCATATAGTCTTTCACATGTTTGGAAATCTTTTAACTGTTGTGTTTCTATTTGTATCATATTTTCCTTAGAGTATGTTTATGCTCTCAATTAGTTCTTTAATATCATCAGCGTTGACTATCTTTGAATAAGACTCACTTGTTATTGGTTCATACTCCACATACTTCTTGTGCTGATCTACATATTTAACTAGTGGAGAATTATATGTATATGTCGAACCAGTAATTCTATTTTTGGGAATCTGCAACTGCATTATGTTCTCATCTTCAGAATCATCTCCACTGATTAATTTCTTTTCAGTGATGAAAATAGTTACAGCACACTTCTGTTGGATAGAAAGTGATCCTCCAGTATCGGACTGTTGTACTACTTCTCTTCTTTCTTTCATTCTGTTAGCGTTTTCTTGAGCTGTGATTATCAAAACACAATCCATGTCTCGTGCAAGTTTTTCTAATCTAACCATCATTTCTTCAAACTCACCCCAACGTGGCTTACCCTTTCCGCCTTTAGTAAACATCGATTGTATTGTGTCGATAACAATAACGTCTGGGACAAGCTCAGAATGACCCATTATACTTCTAAACCATTTCTCTAAATCTTCAAAGTATGGAGTATCTGGGTCATGCTTTACCATGAATCTATCTCCCCATTGATCTAGCTTTGCTTTAAACTTAGCTAAATTTTCTGCCTTTTCTTTGTCGCTCCAATTACCTGCCTCAGCATATACGTTCTTCTCAATAATTTGAGTCATGAGTACGCGCTCCCAGTGAGGAACAGCTTCTTCAAAGTTTACATATAGAACTTTATATCCCGTGTCTGCCCAATGATTTATTAGGCACTTTGCAAACGTGCTCTTTCCCTTGCCCGATGGAGCTATGATGGCATGCACTGCGCCTCTAAAGAACCCACCATCGTCGGTATAGCCCATCGCCCTATTGAGAGACTTATATTGTGTTGGCAAAAAGCTTGGGATCTCCAATAGAGAAGCAGCTCTTTGGGAGATATCATTGGCGGTAGCAACACTGTCAAGTGGATTAAAATTTAAATCATTTTCTAAGTTCTTTATCTCTGCAGTTATCTCAGAAATTCTTGCTACATCTTTGATATTCTTGTCACCTTTTTGGGCCAGTAAGATATGCAACTCCTGAAGTATGTCTAGTTGCTTTCTTTTATTAGCCTTATGCTTTAGTAGCTGCGAAATAGATTCATGATCTGATGTTTCTAAATTAAGAATAACATTTATCATTGTGTCTACACCAGAAGATCCACCAAGAGCTGCATGAATATCTGTTTCAGATTCTAACCAGGACTTAAACGCAATTGGCTCCACGACCTCACGCTTTGTTGCATGGTAATAGGACAGCATTGCTTTATAGAACTCATGTATTCCAGACTGCCCATGTATTGCACCTACAACTTCATCTGGCAGCTGTGCATCGAAGTAGGCTATTGAACCTGGGTTCTTAAATGACAGCGCAAAGACCTGGTATTCAATTGGATACTCTTGTCTTTCTTCAGTTTGATTTTCTGTCATTTTTACGCTTTTCTTTTAGCTCTTTGTATATAGCTTTTTTCTTTTCAGAGTTGCTCTTCTTAGCTAACTGATAAGTTGGATTATCTTTAATGCTTTTTCGTTTCTTGACAACTGGCTCAGAGCCAGTATTCTTAATTGCAGTAAGTATTCTATCATAAACTGACTCTTCGGTAAGCTTATCATCGTATCTAAAAACTACAAGCGCGATGCCCTGCTCTTTGCAGAGTTCTATTTTTCTTAGATCTCTTTTTTGAGCTTCTAAAAAATCATCTCTTGTATCAAAAAATCTTTCTGTATACTGGAAATGTTGTATGCCGTGAAACTCTGCGCCCAACTTATACTTAGGACAGTAAACATCTAGCTTTAGTCTTTCTCCTAAGTGAAATTCATTTATTATTGTTTCATTAGGAATAAGTTTTTGCATTATACTAGTCAGTACTGTTTGGCCCTTAGACATCTTTCGTCTATGATTTTTCACCCAGCCTAAACCAAGTTTAATTATGCCTTGTTAAGTTGCATACTTGTTATACATAACTCTTCTGCAACTTTAGCCAAAGACTTATCAGTCTCAAACAAAAGATTAATTATCTTTGCATTTAAATTAGCGTAAGCTTTATTGTCTCGCTCTGTCATTATTTTTTACCAATGCTCTAGCTACAGTTAGGGTTCTACCCAGGTCTATAATTGACATGTCTGTATTACCCCAAACCTGTACTGCCAAAGCAGCACTTAACATTGGGCAATCAAAGATGCATAAGTCGTATTCGCCATTGTGTGACTTTATCTCTTCTGTAATAGATTCTATTTTAGAATAGAAGTCATTGTAGGGAACTTGAATAAATATAGAATCAGGAGAAAAATACTTTCCTATATAATTCTGACCCTGGAAAGATACAACAACAGCTTTTGTATTCTTGAAATACCAAGAAGTAAATGTCTTAAATACATCATAGTTGTTGTTAATGTAAAGTTCTAAGAAAGCTGGATCGTAGAATTCAACACCTTTTAAATTAA